ATAATTTGTGCTTGACATTGATATTAGGTTTGTTATAATTAAGGAATAACTCCTTAAGGAAGTGCCCCCTACGGGGGCATCTCCTTAGTAAGAAGAATCCTTAAGGAATAGGGCGAAGATGTCAAGGATGATCAATGACCTTTCTCCTTAAGGATACTGCGCTCTAGTTGGGCTAGTGCCCTCCAAGCTACAGCGGCGTAGTCTCCCTCCAGCTGGTGCCGTATCAGGGCATCGGACTCGTCGGTTGACTTGGACTTGTCCCAGTGCAGGGGCTTGTCTGGGTGGTGCTGTTGGTTCCCCTTGTATGACTGATGTGCGACCTCGGCGAGGGCGTGCGGGAAATACTCTAGGCACCCTGTGCATACAGGGTAAGTCTTTCGTTCGCTTGCGTCATCTGGGAAGATGCCTGATCCGCTGTGATATGCTTTGCTCATAGTGATTTCTCCATAGGGTCATCGAGGATCCCCTTGAGGCATTGAATGCCTACACGGATCTGGTTTAGCTCGGCTAGTGCCAAGTGAGTGTAGCCCTGCTCCCGTATGTTAGCTTGGCGTGCGTCGCACTTGAGGATTTCCTGCAGTGCATTGTCGAGAGGCTCCAGCCATTGCTGGCTGAAGTCCGATTGTATTTCTGTGTTTGTTTTCATAAATGGATATATGTTATGGGTTGCAGTGCACCATATATTGAGCGGTGCGCTTGAGTTTGTCGAGTATATCTTGAGGGTCAACGCCTTCAGCAATCTGAAGACGGTCGAGTATCTTGGAGTCCGAAGGGCGGCTACCCAGCCCCCGACCGAAGCCATAGCGACCGTCGGTAAAGCTGTGCCTCCCGTATGTTATGTCGGTCAGCACCATCGGTTTGTTGTCCACGATGTATGCCTTTCCGACCTGTAGGTTTGATTCAGTCTTCATAGTTTATGCTTAGGAATTCTATTAGTAGGTTTCGTAGTTCCCACGGAAGAGGCTCTAGGCATTTGCCCCCGAAGTCTTCGCATAGCAAAGGGAAGTCATCGGATTCCTTTACCGCAGGTGTGTATGTTGTGCCACAATTCGGGCAGGTTATTTTTGTCATAGGTTATGTTGGTTATGTTCTCGTCCATTCTGCCCAGTCGGTCAGCATCTCGGCGGGTGCGCATTCTGTAAAAATTCTGAACTCATTCACCATGCGTGGTGGTGCCTCAAAATCACAGGTTCGCAGTGCCTTGATGCGTAGCCTCTGGACAAAGATGTCGTGAGCTTTAGCGGGGTCATCGTCGGCCTCCACTAGGAGGCGTTTGAATTGTTCCCATGCGGGCTTAGGCTTGGGCAGTAGTGTCCAAGCGGTCATTCGTTTTTTAGGTTCCATAGTTTGTGTTGGTTATGTGTTGGTTATTTATAGAAGATATGCCGACCGATCTTGCAAGTCTTTTGCAATGAGCTAGCCCAGTATGGGTTGCAGTAGTCAGCGTGATAGTGATCAGCCCCGTCCGTGTAATTGGTAGGCGCTGAGTGCACGATTGCTAGTGCCTCGCTGTATCGAGGGTGCCGCTTGGCCTTGGATAGTAGCTGGTCGATCTTGCCGCTGTTCCAACAGCTGAACTGCTTGCGCTGTAGGCACACCTGCTTGGGCGTGAGCCTGCGTTTGACAGCTCGGTTGAGTATGACCTCGTGCACCGCCTGCATCGAGCCGTAGGCGTATTCTCCGCCTGCTTCTAAGATGAGGGTAGCCGCTACGATCTCGGACTGATTAGCCGAGAGGTTCGACAGCGCAGTCAGTGCTGTAATTAGAATGATTCTAAATGTCTTCATAGTTTTATTGGTTGATGTTTGTTATTTTTTCGATGGCGCAAGTTATTGAGTGCCAGTTGATCCCGACCTCAGAGTCGTGCTTGCGGTATAAAAGGCGCAAGGTTTTGCGTGCGTCTTCGATTGATAGGTCAATGTCCATGCCATCGTTGGCGTGGTCGATGATGTCTTGTGATGTCCATTCGATGTTTATTACATCTGGGTTATTGTTGGTCATAGTTTGTATTGGTTTGTGTTAGTCAGAGGCAGTATGCCTCTACCCGAAAAGCCCACTAGCGAATAGCTAGCAGGCTGTGCTTCCTACATTCCGTAGGCTTCGGCGTGATCGACGCTGTCCCAGTCGATAGTCCCGTCTGGCTCAAGCAGTCCTTCCTCTACAAGGTGGCAAGCTGTGCGCCCGTAGCTACCTTGAAGGTGATTGATCGTGCCTGTCTTCACGAGATTTGAGAATAGCTCGATGATTTCGACGAAGTCTAGCTCGCCGTTTTCGTAGTCGATGATGCTGTCAATGATTTGCATAGTTTGTATTGGTTTGATTTAGAAAGAAGCAGTATGCTTCTACCTAGAAAGCCTCTCAACGTGTTAGGCTGAGAGGCTGGTTGGTGCTATGGTTTGCGACGCTTTTGTCTTTTATCAAACTCAGTGTAATGGATTTGCGTTATGATTCGCTGTCTTGCTTCTGATTCACTGATCTGGAGGTTTTTGACTAGGCAGTCTTTTAATGCTCGATAGGCTTTTAATGCTTTCATAGTATTTGATTTGGTTGGTTGGTTGATTGTAAGCAGTATGCTTCTACCCAAAAAGCCCGCACCGATTAAGGTGCGAGCTGTGTGGACTAGTAGCCGTTGGCTTCAGCCCAATCTTCAATCTCGTCGATGATTCGGACAGGCACTTTCAGCTCAATTTCTGAGCTGTTCTCAATAGTCCCAATTTGCGCTAGCCTAGATAGGCTACCGCTATAATCGCCCTTGTATACCCAGCACTGAGTGCTAGGATCTTCGAGCGGGTCGATCTCAAGTTCTACGTGGTAGTCGTTGATGTTGGTCTTTATGATTTGCATAGTTTCTGTGTGGTTGATTATTGGCTCTCACTAATTGAACGGGCTTGAGACCGTCGCTGAATTGCGGCTAGTTTACCAATCTATGTCCCACTACTACGTCATCGAGGCCGCTAAGCGGCCACCTATCCACTTCCAGATAGGTCATCCAAGGTCTCGCCATATCGAAGGCCGATTCGCTGTCACATATCCGCAAGTCCAAAGCTCAAGGCAGTGGGTCTTCTGAACGGTAGAGGTGCCAGCGGTCGACATCCGAGGTCGGAGTCGGTAGCGTTTGGGACTGTCAAAGAACGGGTAATACGATCTCCAGAATGTGCATAGATTGTGCAGAGTCAAGTAAATATGCATTCTTTTTATCACTATTTTTGAACCCTTGTATCCAAAATAATGAAACTATTGCTACGTTTTACCCCTAAATAGTTTCGTAAGTCGTTGATAAGGGTTTCGTAAGTCATTGATAGAGTTTCGTAAGTCGTTGATAATGCTCCAAAAATGCAAAAATCAAATCGACAGCAGGGCACCTAGGAAGCCCTACACGGCGTCCGATTTTCGACTGGCACCCTAGCTCTCGCAGGCCGCCAGAAGGCCATACAGGCGAATTCGACCATTTCGGGATTCCGCCGCAGCAGGGCATTAGAAAAGCTTATACAATCCATAACCGCTCCCTTAAATCAGTTGTATTTATGCTGGAGGATTGGATGCAATTCAAGTAGGGTAACTTATCTGGTGGATCCTTTCACTCACAGAAAAAGAAAAACTTATTTCACCCTATCGGCCGCCCTAGGATTAGCCGAGCTTATGGGTAGCCCCGCATTAGGGAATCTCATGCTGAGTCCGTCTGGCATTAGCCCAGCTGATAGCCCCGTCGCATTAGGGGATCTTATGCTGAGGCCGTGCAGGATTAGGACAGCTTATCGACCCGCAGTATTAGCGGATCTTATGCTGGCTCGGTCTGGTATTAGCCCAGCTTCTGGGGGGGGCGGGGGCTTCTATTAACTAGCTAAATTTTTGTTTATTTCATCAACCGCCCCTCAAAAAAATACCCCCCTCATGGGGCATCAGGAGAAGCAACGCTTCTACCCGTGGCTAGGTTCTTGTATTCCTTAAGGAGTGTCTTTAAGGATTCCTTTGTCCTTGGTTCCTCCTTATTTCCTTTGCCCCTACGGGGCCAGGAAACTTCTTAAGGCAAGAACCCCTTAAGGAGTATAAAAGGATTATACAGTAGTTTTTACTTGACTGTCAAGTTTATTTTATAAATAATGAAGAAATGCTAGAAGAACCAGACAACAATTCCCCTGAAGATAAGGCTGCACTTATGCAGGAAATCCAAGGTGCAATATGGGAAGTAGCCGATAAGAAAGAGATCGAGAAGGTCCGTAGTCTATCTAGGCACAACCCCGAGAAGGTTGCGTCTATCCTGTATCTGTATAGCACTGGCAGTAGCCAGACCCGTATCGTTAAGAAGTACGGGATTGATAGGGAAACAGTAATCAGCGTATTGTCGGATTACACGGATCATCTAGGAAAATTTAAAGAGTTAAGCGGCAAGATTGCCGCAAAGAACTACCTGAACCTCAGTAGCCTAGAAGAGGACCTGATTAACTCTGTAAGGGACGATCTAGAGTCGGGAAATCTAAAGCCTACGGTAAGGGACCTAAAGGAGATATCAATCTCTGTGTCCAATGCAGCGAGGCAGGCATTTACTTCACGTGGCGAGGCCACGCAGATTACAGAGGACCGCCAGGTCATTACACAGGAGGACTACGAAGAAACTATCAAGGCAGCAAAGGACAGAATCCAGAAGCTTAAGCAGGCAGAGGTAGTAGAAGTAACAGACTTATATGAGTAAGCACCTAGAGGCACTGAATGAGTGGCAGATAGCAACTGACCATTGGATTGCACTGACCCTTGAAAAGTACAAGGAGTACGAACGTGCTAACCTAACCCAAGTATTTATGCGTGGACCCTTTGCTGGCTGGAGCGAGCGTATGGTTCTGGAGTTAGCAATGAAAATGGATGATGCAAACAAGAAAGTACCTAGACATAAAATAGATGAGCACTAAAGGAAGCGGACCCCGCAAGGGGCACAACGCTGCTAAGCAGCGTAAGAACTACGACGACATTGACTGGAGTAAGAAGCCTGCAGTCCAGAAGATCCATAAGTCACAAAAGTTAAAATAATGCTAATAGAAGCCGTACAGGTCAGTATTCCCCTTATATTAGTATTTGCTAATATTTATATGCTTGTGGATTTATATATGTAATGCCGATCACCTTTACAGCGCACCCAATAATTAGACCTCCTACAGACGAGGAGATAGTCCTGCTTGGAGAGCAGGACCCTAAACTATTGGCGGCCCTGCACGAGGCGCACGAAGGCAGAATACAGGCAGCCATCGAGGACCCGATTCGCTATGGCTTTGACCTGGCGGGCTGGGACAGGATACGTACGGGATTGCGTGCGCAGAACGAAGTCCTGGCACTAGGTGGCAACAGATCGGGGAAAACAACTGGATGCGCAAAGATGCTGATGGAGGCCGTCACCGAAAGTATGGACGGGCATATCGTATGCTTCTCTCAGAACGCCGATACGTCTATCAAGGTGCAGCAGGCTGCAATCTGGGAGATGATGCCTAAGGAGTTCAAGCGCAAGACTAAGAGCGTAGACGGGTATATCAACTACTCTATGCAGAACGGATTCACGGCTTCTTCGTTTATCTTTCCAGATACGAGGACCCGAGTGGACTTCAAGACTTATACGCAATACAGTAATAACCAGACAATCCTGGAAGGTTTTGAGTTCGGGTTCAAGCAGCCCAAGGGGCTGAACATCGGGGCCTGGCTGGACGAATACCTTGGTGACGCTGCACTGGTAAACACCCTGCGCTTCCGTTTGGCTACACGGGACTCCAAGATGCTGATCGGGTTTACACCTATCGACGGCTATACCCCTTTCATATCAGAGTACCTCAAGAACGCAGAGACACTTCAGACAAGGCCTGCGGCCTTACTAGAGGACAAGGTGGTCCCTATACAGCAGTACAGCCCCAGCCGTGACGCTGCAGTAATCTACCTGCACTCCGACGAGAATCCTTTTGGCGGTTACGAACGTATAGCCAAGGATCTAGTAGGTAGGCCTGATTCAGAGATACTGGTCCGTGCCTACGGCGTACCAGTCAAATCAGCAAATGCTTTGCTTCCTTACTTCAATACAGAAGTCAACGTACTGTCTGAGGAACCCAACAAATACAAGATGCAGTTCCCCGACATTTCTGACAAGTCGCAGTTCACCTGCTACCAGGTGGTTGACCCTGCAGGCGCAAGGAACTACACCTGCATCTGGGCTGGAGTCAACAAGCACGGAGAGGTATACATCCGAAAGGAATGGCCCGACCGTGACAGCTTCGGGGAGTGGGCGATCTTCGGGGATCCCAAGTGGAGATACGGCCCAGCGTCGAAGAAGGTAGGACTCAACGTAGAAGGATACTGCGAGTTATTCAACGAAATAGAAGAGGACCTCGGCATTGAAGTCACCGAACGCATAGGGGACTCCAGGTTCTTTGCTAAAGAAAACGAGAACAACGACGACCTGTTTACTTCGTTCTATGATTTCGGTCTAAGCTTTATACCGTCAAACGGAGCTATGGAAGACCAGGGCATCACTGCACTCGACGACTGGTTCAACTATAACCCTAACGTAGGGATAGACGCAAGCAACAAGCCTCTCTGCTATATACACAAGGACTGCGGAAACCTCATAGACAGTCTGATAAACTATAACAAGCAGGGTAAAGCAGATGAACCACTGAAGGATTTCTTCGACGTTATCCGCTATCTGCGGATGTCGAACGGAGGCGAAGGGCCAGACTTTATGTCTAATGCATCTATGCAAACAACAAGAACAAATACAGGAGGATACTAATATGCCTAAGAAGAGACTAAAGACAATCGCTGAAGAACACGAAGTGCAAGTAGACTACATCGTAGAACTCGTAGAAACAAAACTGCCCGAGGGTAGCATTACTGGAACTGGCTACGCCAGGTGGATTGACGAAGCTGGTCAAGCACTGCTGGCCGAAGCCGTTGACATACCAGAGCTTATGCCTAAGAGATACATAGGCGTAGTGCACTCAAAGGCGCCAAACCGAAGCTACATCTACGTGTACATCAAGGAAATCAAAAAGAAGGTCCCAGTTGCGATACCTCGAAAGCTAGAGAACTTTCTGACCGAAGGGAAAAATGTAAACGTAGAAGCAATCGAAGACGACAAGGGGGTATCATATCGTTATGTCAAATGAAAATGATATTACATTAGATCCAGAATGGATCAGCGAACAGGTAAATCGTCTGGCTGGATGGGAATATCTAAATCGCTATGTTAGGCATGAACTTGATGAACCGATGCTTCCACAAGAATTGTGTGATAAAATTGGCGTTCACAAGGGTTACATCCATGAGATGACGAAATCAATCCGAAAAAAACTCAATGCAAAATAAATCTACTTTTGAATCTTTAACTTACGTTAATGCAAGTCCCGACATAAATGCACTGCGTAATGCCTACGACGAAACAGTAAACGAACTGGAGTCCTACTTTGATTTATGCCGCACAAGTTACGACGACCGCAGGAACTGGTGGCCAGGCAAGAGCCGTGATCACCGCAAGCACGGGGCCGATGCATTTCCCTGGGAGGGAGCGTCCGACACAGAGAGCCACGTCATTGACGAGCGTATTACACGCCTGGTGTCTTTGTTTATGTCTTCGTTGAATCGTTCCAGCATTCGGGCATACCCCGTGGAATCCAGCGACATTGCTCGTGCAGAAATAGTTTCATCCTTTCTTAAGTGGATGACTACCAGCGGATATATTCCACGCTATAAGCGTGAAATGGAGCTAGGTGCTAACTACCTGCTGGAGCGAGGCATACTGATTACATACGTTGGCTGGCACATGGAGGACCGACAATTCCTGCAGAAGCTTACGCTAGAGCAGATTGCAGAGCTGGACCCAAATATCTTTGGGGCAGTGCAGTCAGGAGAAAACGACGACGAATTAGTCTTCATCCTGCAAAACATTTTTGAAGGGGTCACAGAAAAGCGTGCAAAGAAAGCACTGAAGGAACTCAGGGATTCAGGCGAAGCCGAGCTGCCTGTTGTTCGCAGGCAGGTCAATGCACCAGAGATCAAGACCCTAGCCCCAGACGGGGACTTCTTTTTTCCTCCGTATGTAACCGACCCGCAGCGAGCACCTTATTGCTTCTGGAAAACTTACTATACAGCTCAAGAACTGGAAAACAAGGTAGCGACATCAGGCTGGGACGCAGACTTTGTTGACTACATCATCGAGCACTACCGAGGGGTAAACATTGATAGCATTGAAAGAGAACAGGAAGGCCGCCGTAGTACTAGCCTAACCGATAACGCTTACGAAGCAAATGAACTAATAGAAATCGTGTATGCGTACCAACGGCTGGTCGACCCTGAAGACGGATCCGAAGGGATCTACTGCACTGTATTCCACAAGGAGTACAGCGGAGACAACAACGAGGCGCCCGCCTACGCCAAGCGTGAACTGCTCAACGGCTACGAGGACTACCCAGTTGTAGTCACTAAGCTGTCTGAAGACAGCAAGCGTCTATACGATACAACAACAGTCCCAGATCTTCTACGTGGAATACAGAACCAGGTAAAAGTAGAGCGTGACTCCCGTATCGACAGGAATAGCCTAGCAACTCTACCTCCGATTCTTCATCCCGTAGGTCAGGCACCTAGCGACTGGGGACCAGGACGCATGATCCCGTATCGCCGCAAAGGTGATCTCGACTTTGCTCCGACCCCTGCCTTCAACCAAGGGTCGATAGAAATGGAAGTGAACCAGTCTACGCAGGCTGACCGCCTAGTAGGACTCGACGAGAACTCTCAGATCTCTAGTATACGCAAGCAGTTCCTGGTGGACAAGTTCCTGCAGCATAACGCAGAGGTTATGCGGATGGCTTACCGTTGCTTCCAGCGTTTCGGACCAGACGAAGTGTTCTTCCGTGTAACTGGCATTCCTGATCCTCAGATCATGAACCGAGGTAATCCCGACGAGAACTTCGACATTACAATTAATTACGATGTCTTGAACACTGACCCCAAGTCCCAGGAAGTCAAGCTGGCTCAGATGACTCAGCTTATCCAGCTGGACCGCAACGGGCGTATCGACGTTGACAAGTTGATTGCTGTTCTAGCGGGATCAATTGATCCTATCCTGGCGGACTCTGTGCTTTCTCCTGTAGAAGACGCACAGCAGCAAGTAGTCAAGAACGTCACCGACGACCTAACCAAAATACACGCTGGCATAGAAATGCCAGCCCGTGCAAGCGGAGGTCAGATTGCTATGCAAATCCTGCAGCAGTACGGACAACAGCCTGACATTCAGCAGAAATTACAAGAGGACGAGGCCTTCGCTGAACGCCTTCAGAAGTACGCAGGTCAGTATCAGTTCCAGATGCAGCAAATGCAGAACGCTGAGATCGGCCGCATAGGTACTACCCCTGCACAGATGGGCGAAGTGCAGACTCAATCAATGCCTCAATACTAATATGGAAAAACCTCAAATAGAAGAAGACATCGAGCACCTCAAGCGGCACGATTCGTTCAAGCGCTTTATTGATTTCATAAGGCAAATGCGTGAAGAGTGCATTGCAGAGATGTATGAAGCCTCGACAGACAAGATCCAACAACTTTCAGGACGCATACTTAGTTACGATCAGATCCTAACTATGTCCACCTGGGGCAAGCATTCCCCTTCGGAGTAATTTCCTAGCACGCATTTTGTGTGCTATAATGCAAAACATAGCTATCGCTCGGCGTTGAGGAGTGGAATTATATGAACAACAAAGTCACAACGGGAGACGCTGAACCCGAAAACTCTACAGCGGAAAAGACAAATATAACAGCGGAGGATTTTGCGATTCAACGCTTAGGGCAACCAGCCCCTGAACCACAGGAGGAAGAGACTGCTGAGGTTGAGGAAGAGGAGGCCAACGAAATTGCTTTTGAAGAAGAAGAAGGTACAGAGGAATCAGACGAGAGTACTGAAGACGAAGCACCTAAATCCGAATCAGACGATCAAGTTCTTTCTCAGATTGATTTAGACGAAATGTCCGAAGGGGAACTGCGGGAACTAGCTGATAAGCTAGGCAGCCGTGCAGTAGCCCGCTTTGGAGAACTCACAGCTAAACGAAAGGCAGCAGAAGAAAAGCTAAAAGAAATTGAGGCGAAGCTTTCTGCTGATCAAAGCAATCCACTGCAACCCAAACAGGAAGTTAAGAACAATCCGTTTGCTGGCGTAGATACCCTAGAGGACCTACAGGCTAAAGCAACAGATGCGAGTAACGTTATTGAATGGGCTGAGGACATTATGTTCAACGCAGACGGATATGAAGCTGATGATGTAGTCACAGAAGTAGAAGGCAGGGAAATGACCAAGGCAGATGTCCGCAATGCTTTATTGCAGGCACGCAAGGCCAGGGACAAGTTCCTACCTGCTCGCCTAGAAGAAATCCAAAAGGTTGAACAAAGCAAACAAATGCAGGAGCACTTACGTGCTCAAGCAGAAGCTGAGTTACCATGGATGACTGGCGAGGACAACGATACACGGCGGGAATACAAAGCCATTATGGGTGACCCTAGGGTTGATACATTAATGGCTAACCTTCCGCCTGACGTTAAAGCACAAATGCCTTACCTTCTAGCGCACGCCGCTAATAGTATGTATGGTCGAAAAGCTGTAAAGAGTACAAAGTCTAATGTAAGACTTAACCCTAGCAGTAATTCTACACCTAGTGCTGCTGGTTCGGAAAAACCTGCTAGTCGTACAAGTAAATCAATCAAGAACTTGAGTAATCAGTTTAAGCAATCAGGAGAAAAAGATGACTTCATTACTCTCAGAACTCTTCAACTACAAAATAGATAAATTAATTCAAATATAAAATACAATGGCATTCTCAAATACATTCGACACCACTAATCCTGGTTCCGCTGTTTCTAATCGTGAAGACCTCACAGATGTACTTACCATCTTGGCTCCCGAGGAAACTCCTGTCCTTTCATCTGCTTCTAAGAAGAAGTCCAGTGCTACATTCACTGAATGGACCGTAGACGCTCTTTCTGCTCCTAGCACTGCTGGTGTAGCCGAAGGTGCAGACGTAACATCGTTCACTGACCAGTTTGCTGGCCGTGCTCGCCTTGGTAACTACGTTCAAAAGTTCCGCCGTAACTTCAAGGTCTCTGACCTTCAAGAAGCTGTTGACAGCGTAGGCCCAGCTA